TCCTGGGTAAGGAGATTTAAAATAAAGATTAGTTAACCTTTCTACATCTTCTAATGCCGCTCCGGGGTTTAAAAGACCACGTAACCCAAAGTCATTATTAATAGAAAATCCCGTTTCCGCAGTAGGGTTACTACTATACGGAGGAATATCTTTAGCTTGGGTAGTGTTATTTTTTAAATACTCACTAGTACCCCCACCAGGGGCATCTTTTCCAAACTTTAAAGATCTTAAGTCAGTTTTTAGATCTATTAAAGCCATTATTTATTATCCAGGTAAATTATCTAAGTATTTATCAGGTGTAGCACCATCATTACGATCCAATTGAGTTGAACCTAATGAGTTTACTAAAGCTGATACTCCATTGTAAGCTGTTGGAGTTGCGCCGTTATTAAGATCTAATTGAGTTGAACCTAATGAGTTTACTAAAGCTGATGCTCCATCATATTTTGGGGGAGTAGCTCCATCATTTCTGTCTAATTGGGTTTTTGATAATGAATCTATTAAAGCCATGGTTAAAATTATTAAATTGTTTTGTTATAAATATTAATTTATTGCATTCTATATGTTGATAATGCTAAGGTTTCTCCTACTTTACTACCATCTAAGTAAACAATTCCTCCTTTTTCAACAGCCGCTATCAATCTATCTAGTTTTTCTTCAATTCCTGTACTATAAACATTCATAGATTTATCACTGTTCAAAGGAACTACTGCTTCCGGACCTGCTTCACCAATAAGGGCATTGGTTGGTTTATCAACAATACCACCTTTTGCTAATTTAACTCTATCAAATTCAACTAGAGGGATTGGGTCAAAAGGAAGAAATTTTATTAATGCGTTTAAGGCTTTAACCGCTAAATTAATTATTCCTTCAAAAAGTCCTATTACTAGATTAATTAAACCTTCAGCAATCTTTGTAAATCCTTGTTTTACTTTATCAAAGTCTCCATTAATAATTCCTATAATCATATCAAATATACCTTGAACAATTGTAAGAACTGGTTTTAGGATAGGTTCAATCATTTTAAGAACACTTGTTAATAGAGGTAAAATTGATTTTGCCAATTCCGCAAAGATATTAAAAATAGGCCTTAGTAAATCCATAGCTACACCTAAAATATCAGTAACAATAGGCATAAGTGCGTCTATAATTTGCATTATAATAGGAAGTAAAGCATCCATTAAATCTGTTATTAATGGGAGGATTTCTTCTGCTACTACACCTAAAATCTCAGTAACAATAGGCATTAATTTATCTACCAAATCAAGAACAATAGGTACTAGCTTATTAAAAAGCTCAATAATAACTGGTAAAAGTTGTTCTACTACAATTTTTAAAACTGAATCTATGATAGGTTTTAATGCTGTTAGAATTTTCATTACTACCGGTATTACAGCATCTAATATCGATATCAATGCTGGGAGTACAGCATCTGCTATCTGCATAAAAGCATCCAGAATAGTTTGAATAATAGGCATTGCTGTTTCTAGTATTTGAACAAATACTGGAACTAATTTTTGTACAATTTCAACAAAAACCCCTGCTAATTTTTCTACTAATGGAACAATAAAATCATTAAACATTTGCATAATAACTGGAAGGAATGTTTCAGCCATTTGTGCAATCATTTCGATTACAGGTTTTAACCCATCAATTATTGTTAATATTGCTCCTGAAATTGAATTCCATATTTGTTCAAATACGGGCATCAATTGTTGAACTAGTTTTACTATTACATCAAATATAGGCATTAAAGCATCTAATATAGCATTCATAATATCCCCTATACTTGAGAATATTTTTTCAGCTACAGGAAGGATAGCTTCAGCAATTTTCATTAAAATTGGAGCTAATTTTTCAGCAATAGGTACTACAATATTAGCTATAAGTTCTGCTCCTGCTTTTTGGAACATTTGAACTATAGGATGGAATGCCTCAAATACAGGAGCGAACATTCCTGCAAGCATATCTTGGAATCCTCCCATACCCTCAGCAGCTGAGACTGTAGATTCCATTGCAGCTGTACCTTTTTCAGTTTCAGATACTAAATCAGATTGAGCTGCTACGTTTTCTTTTTGTTTATTTAACATATCAGCCATACCATCACGAGTCATACCAATAGACTTAGCAATAGCTTCTTGCTGCATGCGGTTCATTTTACTAAATGATTCTTGATCAATCCCTTGCTTACTGATCTCTGACATTACTGTAGATAAATCATTATTTAATGCTGCTTCTCTTGCTTTTTCAAGGTTTAATTCCTTACCAGTAAGCAATTCTGCTTCCATTTCAGCAGCTAATGATTCCTCAATATCAAGTAGACCTCCTGCGATGTCTTCTACTTGTTTTAATTCTAAACCTAATTTTTTAGATTGACCAACGGCTTTAATAAGTTCAGCTCCACCACCCTTAATTGATAACTTTAATGTGGATGATGCTTTACCAGCTTCAGCCATAAGGGTTTTCATATTAACATTAAGTTTATTACTTTTAATAAACTCTTGGGCAGCCCCTGCCATTTCTTCAGCAACAACCCCAGCATCTTGACCTGTAAGTTTTGCAAATTTATGAATATCAGCTAAACTTTCTGCAGACATACCTGCAAATGTATTTAACTTCATAAAGGTTTGAAGTGTACTTTGGGTTAATTTTTCGGTACCACCAATAGCTGAGTATATTTCTTGACCAGATTGGGCAGCCATTTCACCAGTCATACCTGCTGCCGCACCCGCCCCTTTTATTTCTCCCATTAAAGCATTTGCTTGTTTTTGGGATATACCTAATTCTCTAGAAAGTCCTACAGCTTGGTCACTCAATTTTTTAGCTGCTTCCTCACCTTTATTATAGGCCTCTTTAATCATACCTAATAAAGCGATAGGTCCTAAAGCAGATTTTAAAGCCGCACCAAATGTTCCTACAGCTACTTTCATTTTGCCAAAGAATCCTAAAGATTTTTTACCACCATCGGTAAGTTCTGTAGCCATTTCTTTAGATTTTTTAGCAGCTCCATCTAAACCTAGCTTTTTACCAAATTCACCAGCCCCCATAGCAGCTAAAGTTCCTGCTAGACCTTCAGCAGACCTTCCTAAGAATCCCATTCCATCAGAAATGTTATCTTGACGAGTAGCTTGTTCTTCTAAATAACTAGCATTAGCATCTAATTGAGCACCAACTTTTTGAAGTAATTGAAATTGTTGAGCTTCAGCTGTTAAGTTTCCTTGATTGTTTGCTAATTCATCTTCTAAACTACCAAGTGCCTGTGCGTTAAGAGCTACTTGTTGGCGTTTTACTTGGTTACGAAGTGCTTCATTTTTAGCAATATCCTTAGCAACATCTTTTTGAGCATTATAATCTCCAGATAATTGGCGAGTTAATCTTAAAGCTTCACGAGCTAAGTCAACAGAACCTTTATCTAGATTACCTTTTTCTTGCATTTGTTTTACAACAAATCCAATTTCATCGGCTAATTGAGCTGTAAGATTAATCTGTTCACCTAACGCACTGTTAGATTCCTCAATTGCTTTTGCTCTAATTTCTTCAGCTTTACTTTGCTTAGCCATTTATAGATTAATTATAATATATGCTATAAATATTAAAGGGCGTCATTTCTTTGACGCCCTTGAAACATAAGATGGAGGTTTTACTTGAGATTTATCTGGATTTGCCCAATCTAAATTAGTAGTTGAGGAAGATTTACTACCTCCTTTACCACCCATGCCTTTGGTTTGGGCTTCATGTTCTTTTTCAGTATACTCTTTAATAAAATTATAAGTAATTCTTCTTAACCAAATTGGAAAATTATAAACTTCTTCCCAAGTATACCCTCCTCTTCCATAAAATGCTATTTCATGTAAGATTCTAAAGAGACCAGCTCTATACTCTTGTGTCAGGCCAAAGAAAGCCGGCTTCCATAGGGATAGCGACCTCCTTTTCGCCATTTTCACCCTCATAAATAAATGTCATTTTGACATCAGGGTTAACTAATCTAAGATAGGATCTAAATGCTGCTGAATCACGTGCTAAGAAGTAATTGTCTACAAACTCACGAATTTTTTTCTTATCATCATCGCCATTAATAGCAATAATTTGGTGTTTTAGACGTGTAGATACCGAAGAATCCGCATTTTTATTAACACGCTTCATACCTTTTACTTCAGCATCAATTGCTTTTTCATCATGACCTGTTAATAACTTAAAAGTTAAAACATCTCCCGTAGTTGGTACCTCAAAATCAAGAGCATTAACTCCCTTTTCTTTTAAAATTTCTTCTTCAAGATAAATAGTAGGAATTAAGGATAAATCTACTGAAATTTCTTCCCCTGAGTAATTGAAGCTGTAATCTTTACCATATCCTAAAATACGAGCTGCGATAAGAATAGCATTTTTATCACCTACTAATAAATCATCATAATTGAATTTAGTTACAATCAAAGATTGTAATAGTTTATCAATTACTGTTCCTTGTTTAAGATAGTTTTGGTTAGTTAAAATATCTTCTTCCTTAGCAGTCATGTACTTCATTTCAACTTGCCCAGATGCTAAAGGATGACCTTCGGGGTATAACAAACCTTTAGAAGGTAATTCTACCATTTCGGTAGGAAATTTTGGTTTTGTATTTTCCATAATTTTTATTAATAATAACTTTGTTACGAGTATAAATATAACGATAAAAAAGAGCTTGACCGAAGCCAAGCTCTATTTAAAAAAAATCGCAAAATTTTCTTAGTAATTCAATACGCAGTAATCCATACCTAAAGTAACTGTCAAGTTTTGAGCAGCTGCTTCGTTGTCCCAGTTGTATTCACCAAATTCAGCAGATTTAATAAATGCTCCTTTGATTACCCATTCTGAAACGATATCACCTACAGGACCTAATACATCAATAGTTAAGTCTTTCTTATAGAAATCACTGTATCCATCTCTACCTGTTACTGATTCGTGGTGTAAACGAACCCATTCCATTACTGCCTGAGCACCTGAAGGAGTGATAGGATCAAACATAGTCATTGTTAAGTCGTTCCACTTTAACTTACCTTTAATTTTTCTATAGGTGTTAATATGGTTAAGGACAATTTCTTCCTGCGAGAATCCGACAGATGAGATTGCTTTGATAGTATACGATGGAATGCCGTCTACATACATGATAAATCTATTCTGTACCTTCGGTTCGAAAGCTGTAAAGAAAATTTCGTTGGGATCTAATACTGCCATTTTGCGTTATATTAATTTTGTTCTATTATAAATATTCAATTTTTAAACTCTTATGCTGGGAAAGTAGCTCCAGTAGGAAGAACGTTGAAATCTAACAGAATAAATTCAGCGGTCTTAGTTGGTTGTAGATAAATCTGACCAATCAACTGGTTTCTATCAATCACATCAGCTGTGTTGTTTGTATCATCCATAATTACTTTGAACGCGTACAAACCTTGACGTTGTTGTACTGATTCTAAGTATGGGTTAACTTGGCTTAAGAAAGCATTTCTAGTAGCAATAGTATTTTGTTCGAATACTAAGTTATCTGATACTTGAGAAATATAAGACTTAAGGGCAATTAACAATCTTCTAACATTTACACGATCAAGAGCAGAAGCTTTTTTCTGTAATGTTTTCTGACCAAATACTACTGTCCCAGCTCCAGGGAATGAAGCGATTGGGTTTACTTTTCCTTGATATAATACATCTCTGTTAGCTTGAGATAATTTTCTTTCAGGACGTACTACTGTAGCTAATCCACCTCTATTTAAACCAGCTGGTGCGAACCAAGCTTCACCTACTTTATCATTGTAAGCATAAACTCCAGGGATCATTGTTGAAGCAGGAACCCATACTAAGTTACCTGAATCTGGATCTGTGGTTTGTAACCAAGGAGCATAAGTAGCAGCGTAGCTTGAGTTATAAGAAGCAGCATTACCTGTCATAGTAGCTAATGTAGCACCATAAACCGCAGGATCTACAACAGCGATCGCATCACCTCTTTCTTGAACCATGTTGATCAATGAAGTAATAACTGAAGTAGCTTGACCAATAATTAAACCAGGAGCTGTAACTACATTAAAGCTATATTCATCTTGGTTACCTAGTAAACTAATAGATTGAGTATAATCTGAAGCATTAACACCTTGTAATCTAACAGCACCTGTAAGACTTTGATTATATAAATCACTTCCGTGAATAATAGTACCAGTAGCATTCTCAAACGAACCACTACCTACTGCTGGTAATGAACCTGTGTAAATATCTTTAGCATTACCATTGTTGTCAAAATAATCAGGAGTATTGGTTACAGCAGAAACGTATACATATCTTGATTTAGCAGGATAAGTACCTACAGTTTTAACATAAGGGGTTGTATCTGATGTATCAACAGTATTGTATGAGTCACCAATTACTTTAGAGACATAATTACTAGCTTTAGGATCAAGTGACAAGTTA